AGTACCCGCACCGCTACGTGCTCTCGGGCATGGTGGCCGCGTGGGCCGCGTGGGCAATGGGCGCGAAGGTGGTGCTGCTCGCCGGCATGGACGGCTACGGCGGCGCGCCGTCGAAGCTCGCGCACTCCAGCGCGGCGGCCGAGGCGATCCGTTGCCCGGTGCGCGTGATCGGCGGCGGGCCGCTCACGAAGTTCTGGCCGGCGTATGATCCGGCTGAAAAGTTCGGCCGCTACAAGCCGCACCCGGCGATCGACGGCCTGCGCGGCGTGGACAACGAGTGCCGCGTGCGCGTGCTGAAGCCGATCACGCTGCGCGGCATCGAGCGCCAGCGCGGCGAGGAGTTGGTGCTCATGCGCCACGAGGTCGCGAAATGGATAACCCACAAGATGGTGGCTGAGCTATGACGATCACGGTCGAGGACGGGTCGATAGTGGCCGGCGCGAACAGCTACGTCTCACTCGCCGACGCATGGGATTACGCACAGGCGCGCGGCGTGACGCTGCCGACCGACGATGCCGAGATCGAGGCGCTGATCATCCGGGCGATGGACTACCTCGAATCCTTTGACGGCCGATTCAAGGGCGATCGGGTGGAGCGGGACCAGCCGCTCAGCTGGCCGCGCGACGGCGTCTTGATCGAGGCGTGGCCGTGGCGTAGCGACGAGATCCCGCGCCAGGTGCTGAACGCGCAGCTCGCGCTAATCATCGAGATCCAGAACGGCGAGGATCCGTTCAACCCGAGCCGGGCCACGTTGCCCGTGGTGCGCGAGCGCATCGAGGGCGCGGTGGAGGTCGAGTACGCCAACCCTGGCCAGTCGCTGAAGGTCAGCAAGACGCAGGCGAGCAAGACGATCATCAACACGCTGCTGCGCAATAGCGGCCTGTTCGCGGTGCGGGCCTGATGGACTACGACGCGCTCGCCGCGACTGCCACGCGGCTCCTGACGGAGCACGGGCAGGCGATCACGATCCGCCGCACCACCGCCGGCACGTATGCGCCCAGCACCGACACCTACACCGGCAGCACGACCGCCACGCTGACCGCGCGCGGCGTAGTGCGCGACTACCGGGCCGACCAGATCGACGGCACCGTGATCCGCCGCGGCGATCGCGTGCTGGTGCTCGACGCCACGGTGACGCCGACGCTTGCCGACGAGGCGCTGCTCGACGGTGCCTACTGGTCGATCGTCAACATCCAGACCGCGAGCCCGGCCGGCACGCCGATCAGCCACACCGTGCAGGTGCGCCGATGAGTTGGACGAAGAAGCCCACCACGTTCGCGCGGACGGTGGTGGCGGATCACCGCGCCACCTGCATGCGCGCCGGGCTGGAGATCCTGTCGCGCGTGGTGCTCGCCACGCCGGTCGAAACCGGCCGCGCCCGCGGCAACTGGCAGACCACGCTCAACGTCCCTGCAACGGGCGAGATCGACCGGCTGGACCCGGACGGCAGCGAGGCCATCGGCGATGGCAGCGGCGTGATCAACCGGGCGCCTGACTTTCCGCTGATCCACATCGCCAACAACCTGCCGTACATCGGCGCGCTCAACTACGGCAAGCCGCCCGGGCGGCAGCACTCGAAAAAGTCGCCGCTGCTGTTCGTGGAGCTCGCCGCGCAGGGGGTGATGGATGAGCTTTGAGTCGATCCGCTCTGCCGTCGCCGCGCGCCTGGCCACCAACTGGACCACCATGCCGATCGCCTACGAGAACCGCGACTTCACGCCGCCCACCTCGGGCGGCTGGATAGAGCTCACCGTGATTGGCAACACCGGGCAGACGCTCGGCATAGGCTCGGCTGTCATGGTGCGCGACACCGGCCTGATATCGATCAACGTGTACACGCCAGAGGGGTCGGGGACCGCTACGGGGCGTGGATACGCCGACACGCTCGCCGCGCTGTTTGAGCACGAGCGTTTTTCGGGCATCACCACCTACGCCGCAACACTGACGACCCGGGGGGTCGTGAATGGCTGGCACCAGCTGAATCTTACGATCCCCTACAGGAGCAATCGCAATGTCTGAAGCCAACAGAGTCGAACTGAAGTTCATCCCCGAGGTGACCTACGGCACTACGCCGACCAACGCTACCACGTGGCAGGCGCTGCGCTACGCCTCGCACACGCTGGGCGGGCGCCCGAGCACGGTCGTCTCGAACGAGATCAGCACCACCCGCCAGGTGGCCGACCTGATCATGGTCGGGCAGGAAGTGGGCGGCGAGATCGCGTGCGAATTCTCGTGCAACACCTACGACGCGCTGATCGAGGCGGCCATGTGCGGCGCCTGGACTGCCGACGTGCTGAAGGTGGGCACCACGGAGAAGCACTTCTCCATCGAGGCCAAGTACGCCGATTGGACGACGCCGCACTACCTGCAATACAAGGGCATGCGCGTCGGCTCGATGGCGCTGAACTTCGCCTATGGCTCGGTCGCCACCTGCACGTTCGGCTGGGCCGGCAAGACGCACCTCTCTACCACCACGTCGCTGCTTGGCACGGGCTCGGTCGTTGCCGCCACCACCACGGATGTACTGAACGGCTCCGCGGATATCTCTGGCGTCGAGATCGACGGCAGCGCGCCGGCCAGCATCGTGAAGTCGATCAGCGTGAACATCAACAACAGCCTGCGCGCGATCGAGGGCGTGGGTGCTGTGGGGCCGCAGGACCAGGCATACGGCCGCGCGATGATCACCGGCACGATCGAGATGTACTTCGATGACGCCGCGGCGTACACGAAGCTGCTCGCGAACACCACGGCCACCTTCGAGTTCACCGTGGGCGACGGCTCGAACAGCTACACGTTCTACTTCCCGAAGATCAAGTTCAACAGCGGCGCGCCCGAGGCCAGCGGCATCGACACCGACGTGATGCAGCGCCTCGAATTCACCGCGCTCTACGACGCGACCGATTCCGCGCTGAAGATCACGCGCGTTCCCTGATAGCCGCTCTGGCTGATCCATGCCCGTCCCGGTGGGGCGGGCTCTTTCCTGACTACCCTGGAGGGGTAAATGCAAGTTCTGCTCGAACAGAATCCGACCGATATCGAAGGCGTGTGGGCCGAGTACGCCGAGGGTGTGCGGTTCAAGGTCGCGCGCGCCGGCAACCCGGCATTCCTGAAAGCCTCCGACCGGCTGGAGGCGCCGTTCCGCGGGCGGCGCAACATGCCCACGCTGAAGGCGCTGGAGATCCAGTGCCAGGCGATGGCCGAGGGCATCCTGCGCGATTGGGAGGGGCTGGTGACGCCCGACGGCGAGGCGCTGCCGTATTCCGTCGAGGCGGCCAGCAAGGTGCTGCGCCACAACACGGAGGTGCGCGAGTTCGTGTTCGAGTTCGCCACCACGAGCGAGAACTATCGCCGCGCCGGGGTCGCCGACACCGCAAAAAAATAGCCGACTTCCTCCGGTGGCGCCGCAAGTGGACGCCGGAGGATATCGCGCTGTTCGAGTCGAAGGTGACGGACGATTACGTCCCGAAGGCGCTGCTCGAACAGCCCGAGATGACGGCCTACCATGTGCGGCTGACCGAGCGCTATTTGCTGGTCGCAGAGATGCGGCCGGATGGGATTAACGGCCCGCGCCCGGTGACGCTGCGCGAGATTCGCGAGTACCTGAGTTTCTACCCGGTCGACGACGTGCCGCTGTTCGTTGATCACATCCTGGCCATAGACCGTGAGGTAATGCGCGATGTCGGAAAGCCGTCTCGTCGTCACAATTGACGGCAGCCAGGCGACGAGCGAGGCCCGGCGCCTCGAAGTCGAGCTCGGCAAGCTGGACAAGGCGGGCACGCAGGCGGCCGATAGCGTCGGGAAGGTGGGCGAGCAGTCCGAGCAATCCGTCTCGAAGATGGATCGGCTGAAGGGCGCAGTCGGCGCGCTGACGAGCCTGATGGGTGCGGCGACCGTTGTCGCATTTGGCCGAAAACTGGTTGACGTGTCGACGCAGACCGACATGTTGCGCGGGCAACTGCTCACGATGACCGGCTCGATTGAAAAGACAGAGATTGCATTCAAGGCGCTCGAAGGCATCGCGGCCCGGACGCCGTTCTCGCT